AATTACGCCTTCTACAGTGTCTTCATTAATTAGACGGAACTCGTGCCCCCCAATCGTGAACCGGGAACCCGAGTAAGACCGCATGACCACCCAATCACCTTCCATACACCAAGGATACGAATATCGGGTTTTGTCGGTATAACAGTCAGGACCCATGGCAACAACCAAGCCGATGTTTGCTGCAACTTCTTCAGCATTCTTGGTTTGGTTGGGAAGAATGATTCCGCTACCGGTTGTTTTCTCCTCAAGTACCGGCATAGCAATCAATATTTTCCAGCCCACAGGCTCAGGTAATTTATGCGACTCCTCTGCCTCTTTAACTTTTTTAAGCGTTAATTCTGTACTTGGAACGCCAATTCCTTTAATCATTTAGGTTTTCCTTTCTTGCTTTATTAGCGATCTCTTCAAAAATATTTGATGCCATAGTAAGTCCAGCGATATACCCAACTTTTTCACGATATTCTGCGTAATCGTTGGGCGAACCGGAAGAAAGTTCGTACAGATAGCGATCAAACTCCTCTCTAACTTTTTCTAAGAATAATTCTTCTAGTGACTTAGCCACGTTGTGATGGACCCTTTCTTAAGTTAATTGCTGCACGAAACCCTTCTATAGTCTCCTCAGAAGCAAGTTTTTTGTCCTGCTCTTGCTTTTTGTTTTGTACTTCTTCTTGCCTGATGGCAATCTCGGCTGACCGAAGTGTGGCATCTGACATATCTTTCTTTGTCTTACGGTCAACTTCTGCGGCCTTAATCTGCAGTTCTTGACGTTGGATCTCGTTAAGCGGATCTTGTGCCTGTGCCATGGCTTCTTTCTGAGCCACTTCTGCTTGGCTTTGCTGAAGAACTTTCTGAGACGCATCCGCCATGAGACGCGACAGTTGGTTCTCCATAATTGGGTCCATTTTCGCTCCAAGCGGCGGTATCTCAATACCCATGGACTGCTGAATCTGATTGCGATAGGCAAAACCTAAATGCTCTGCAATGTGGGCCTCCATAGCACCAGAAATAACTTGTGCATTTGGCGACTGGCCTATCAAGGCACGCAGTTTGGGGTCCTTCATGGCGTTGGTATGCACCATGAGGTGAGCCTCGTGATCCTGCTCGGGGAACGCCTTAACGGGTTTGCCTTGCAGAACCATGGCATTCTCGCTAACAGGGTCTCTATATGGGACCTCGTCCTTCTTAGGCACAATCTTGTCGGCGTTCTCAAAACCAATCAGGCGAATCATGCCCCTATGCAATTCGGGCAGGTCATATAACTCCGGCCTTTGCTGGGACAGTTGTAGCGCTGCTTGGTACTGCAGTATCCGTTGGGAGAACGTAGACGCATTGGGGTCTGATACGGGGATAATGTCCACCCGATCAAAGTCCGACTCCTTAATCATGCGATCCGGATCAACGTTGTACTCGTAACCGGCAGGGGGAGTTATCTCAATAATGGCTTTAAGAAGTCCAAACTCCTTCTTAAGTGTGGCGTGCATACGTGCCTGCACAGCAGACATAATCTTGAGCATCCGCTCAAGGACTGCCATCGTAGTGCCTACTGGGGTGTTCTGATCTACGTCACCAATCTTAAGATCAGCAACTGCTGCCATACCACGACCCTGCTCAACAATCTTATCGAACAAGGACAGCAGCGTTTGGCTTGGTTCTTTGTAAGGCAGGAACGTAATGTTCTCTTGGATCTTGCCACTTGGTACGTCAACGTCTCTAAATTCACCAGGCATGATAGGCGTCTCATCGCCCTTAATACGCATACCACGAGTTTTTAACCCGCCCGGAAGATTGGCAAGTGTTCCAGCGTCAATAAGTTGGCGTAATAGAGAAGTAGCAGACTTGGCGTGCCCACCAATAAGGTGGATAAGACCATAACCATAGAAACCAAATCCAGGAACGTAATCGTATTTGACGTAGTGCATCCGCCGTTTGTACGTGTCGTCATCTTCATTCCAGTTACGATAAATAGATAGCACCTGACCGCTGTTGTAGTCCACCGTAACGATGTACGGGATCTCAATTTCACCTTCAGCGCGGTATGGATCGTCTTCTAGATCCAAATTTACGTTCATCTCAAGCAGCGTGTAGCGATCATCCTTAATAATGTCGATGCCTTGCGCGTCTGCTTCTGCTTTTTTCACATCATCCGTTACAACATCTGGCGGATCCTCTAGTTCTACGTCCCGATAAAAACCCGAGACCTGCATTTTGCGGATTTCGTTCTTAACTTTACGCATCACATGAGTAAATCGCTCACATGACTCTAAGTCAGACGCTGTAAACGGCGCTACAAAGTCTTCAGCCGGAATAAATATGGCTTCAGGCCGCCTAATTGTTGGGTCGTAATAAACTTTCTTAAACGCCGCGCCTGTTAGAGGTAGTGACCACAGCATCCGCTCATGCTCGCTGCGGTAATTGACCATTTTCTCGGTCAGCACGTAGTTCATATAGTCTTTTACGCGCTCTGCAGCCTTCTCAGCCAGCATATCTTCCTTGCCAAGGATCTTTGCCTTGACCGGACCGCGTGGTGGGAATGTTTCCATGATGGCTTCTGACTGAAAACGCACTGTGGCTTCAGTCAATATGGGGTGATATACCCCGCAAGCCCCAGGCCAAGGCTCTGTTCGGTTCTCAATCTTGAGTCCCAACAGGTCTAGACCCATTTTGTAGGTCTTTTCCCAGTCTTTTCTTGACCGTTTGTCGTCATCAAAGTGCCCGATGAGTTCCTCAGCCAACTCTTGCATGGCTGATTCTTCCAAATGCTCCGCTAAATTGGCTGTGAACTCGTTAATTCCGGTCTTTTCTTTACCGCGAGGCTCAATTTCAACCTCAATTCCGTCAACATCGATGCTTACGGAGTCTGGGTTTTCAATTTCAACCTCAATTGGAGCGTCATTTAGAGCAGCCAAACCTGCTGGAGCCTCATAAAGTGCCTTATCAATATCCATTTTTAAATTCCCTGTCGGTTTTGTTCGTATTTACGGGCCTCGGCTAGTAAATACTGGTTAATTTGGCGGACGCGTTTGCGTCGCTTCCACCATTGTGCGGGGTTTTTTATCGCTCGTACAGCGCTGTACCAACGCCACATAGCGTACTCTTTAAGTCGTACGTACAGGGGACGGGGGTCAAACGGATCTCTTATCAGCACCCCAGTAATCTGCACCCAACGGCGCTTTCTCCATTGCCCCATCAGTAATAACTCCTCGGTCTAATATCTAGCGGAGTATCTGCCTCGTCACTGTCTATAGGTATAAACCCACCCTGTCTAAATCTTATAAGCGCCTGGGTGCTGGAGTCCACCAAGTCGTCATGCTCGCCAGAAGGGAACGCAGCAAACTCCTCAATTACCTCTTCTGCCCACCGTGTCTCGGGCGCCCAGACCACCCCAGAGGCAAACAGATCCGCAATGGCATTTACCCGGGCAATCTTGTCATTGCCGCGTGAGGGTGTGTACTCAGACACAAGAACCCCCATCTTACGAAGTTCAAACACAAGCGGGGCACCAGCCGCTTTAGCCTCGATGATGCACGCATCGGGTTTCCAATACTGATACTGCTCCAACGCTTTTTGTTTCAGTTCAGGAAACTCCATGCGCTCCTTTACGGCGTTGAGCAATATGATGTTTGATTTCTTGTACCCGGTGTCCTCGTCTTCTTGGTAGAACACCCCCCATGTTGTGCACGCACTAAAGTCTGACCGTGTGTTCTTTGTGTACGCAGTATCCCAAGACTGAATGATGAACTCACAGGGCGGGGCTGAATCTTTCTGCCACATACGCCACCAATCTTTTTTGATCAGTGCACCTTCTGCACTTGTGGGGTCCTGCATATACTGCGCTTGCCATTTGTGAACTGGCAGTTGTTCGCGCAATACTTCTAACTCTTCTAGCGGCCAGAACTCAGGCCACAGCGGCGTGCCACTTGGCATGATTGCCGGGAAGTTAATTACCTCCCACGTCTCACCGTTGCGTTGCAGTGATGACTTTAATACTTGAGCAGTCAGATCTTTCTTACTCCACCGTGTCATCACGATTACAATCGAACCGCCCGGTTGTAGACGCTGCCGTGGTCCTGACGTATACCACTCGTAAGTCTTATCGTAGATCTCAGGATGCGTCTCTGCCTGTACAGCCTCTTGTTCACTATGTGGGTCATCAATAATCAGAATGTCTGCGCCCTTACCGGTAACAGCACCGCCCACACCAATAGCAAAGTATTCCCCGCCGTAGTTCGTATTCCAGCGGCCTGCAGCCTTACTATCTGCCTGCAGTTGTACTTCATCAAATATTTCTTTGTACTTGTCGCTATCAACAAGGTTACGCACCTTACGACCAAACCCAGTAGCAAGTTCTGCCGTATGGCTAGTTTGAATTACCTTCTTATGCGGTAGGTTGCCTAAGAACCAAGACGGAAACAAATAAGACGCAAACTCAGACTTGGTGTGCCGTGGCGGCATATTAATAATTACGCGCTTAAGTTCCCCACGCATAACCTTATTAAATGCATCTGCCATGATGCGGTGGTGCCTACCAGAAATAAACCCAGGCCACATCTGCTTAACATACTCAAGAAAGTCTGCTTTGCAATTGACAACAGTTTTCCTACGCTCCTTTTCCAGAAGCGCTTCTAAAAGTTGTTCCTTCTCAATCCTGCTCAGATTGCTCAGGTTTTTTAGGTTCAAACTTTTCAATGAATGGGCTTCGTTCCTTGGGGTCTCCAAAGACTTCCTCCGGGGCTAGGTCAATCGTATTGCGATTAAGAATCTCTTGAATCTTCGACTCAAGCGTCTTATCAAGTTCTTCGTCGGTCTTATTCTTATATGTAACTTCAGACTTTTCTGTGAACAGACCAACATCACTAATCTTGCCTAACAGTTCAAGGGCTTTGATTCTGATGCGTGGGTCGTTGTCGTCTGATTCAATAATAAGTTTATTGGTAACGTAGTTACGTAGTTGTGCCGCTTCAACGACAACCTGATTTTCATAGTCAGTTAAAAGACGGCGTACGTGTTCTAACGCACCAGGGTTTTGTTTTATTGTCTTCGCTGTCAGCGTCTCATTGCCCCGAATCACATCGCGTGCTACCGCCATGTCTTGCGGCTCTTCTCCTGTGAAGTCGGCTCCAGCCGCCGTGAGGATATCAAGTGTTCTGCACGCAACTTCGGCACGCTCCCGGAGTGTCAATTTGTTGAAGTCCTGATCTTTGTCATCGATCAGAGGGATTTCGAGGTCAGGTGTCAAAATTAACATTGGCGGACTGTAACCCCTAAAGTGTCAAAAAGTCAAGTGTGGGGGACTTTGAAAACCCCATCGTCAAAAAGGGCGCCCCCCACATAAAAATTATATACCCCCCGGGGGTAGGGGAGGTAAACAAAATTAAGGGGGTGGGTCTGCGGAGGCAGAGGGTGTGGTTAGTGCATACTAACTTATTAGAACGTCAAAAATTTGTGATTGTTTGTGCGGATTACTGTGTAGTGGGATGGGACCCGACACACAACGCTAAAGCGGACTCCCCGTGTGGGTGGGGTCGCGCGTGGCAATAACTTGAGGCGCGATTGGGGGCGGAAATTCACTAGGTATGAGGGAAGCGGTTCTGCTTGCCTCGCTCGGCGCGATTCGATTCGAGTTAAACCGAGTTTAATTCAACTTGTTAACAGGAGATTTACAAATGGCTAAAACCGCCAAGAAAGAAGTTGCAACAAAGAGTCCTCGCACACACCGCGTGTCCAAAGTAAGTGATGCAGTTGCGAGTTCATCGCGTGCCAAGAAGTTGGCAGATAGTGCTAACGCGTTAGTCAACGCGCACAATGCAGAAGATGTTGCTGGTGATGCAGTTAGCGCGGCGCGTCAGAACTTCTTTGCAGAGTGTAAGCAATCGTTTGGCAGTAAGTTCTACGATGACAAGACTGTGCGCTTACAGCCCAAGGTTATATTTTACAAAGCGCACTACGAGTCAAAGAGTTTAGGCGTGTCAGTATCAATCAATGGCTCGCGTGGTGAGTTGAAAGTAGACGCCGTTGATGCATCACAAGCAGATCGCATCAAATCTGAAACTCCCAATGCAGGAACTCGTTGGAATAAGTTTCTCGCATGGTGCGTTGACGAAGTAGCAGGCAAACACGCGGACAAAGATCCGAACAAAAGACAGTCAGGAACTAAGAACAAAAAGACTGTACAAGAGATTGTCCAAGATCATGGGCAAAGATGCTACAACGCGTGCTACAAGAATGATCTCAAGCAGGCGAGTGTAGAACTGCAGGCATGGGCTACCAAGTGGTTCAAGTCCAAGGTCAAGTACGCAGTACCCGCAGGACAGAAGTAATTAGACAGTAGCACTTCACCCCGCAGGGCTTCGGCTCTGCGGGGATTTTTTTTGCCTTGCGAGTCCATTCGGCACTTTTTCGCCACTTAAACTCAGTTTAACTCGCTTCAACATCTTCCCCTATCCCACATAGAGCAACCCCCTGCGTGCATATGCGCAACCCCCCGCGCTCCCCCCGCCAAATCGATGCCAGTGACAAAAGGTCGGCTTCGGCAACGGCACATTCAGGCACTCCCCACACTTATCCACAGCAACACATCAAAAACAGCCCAAACCCTTACGCCATAACGCTTTGCGGGCTGATCAATATTTAACCAATTTCAACAGATCCAGCGCCCATGCGGTTTGTACACAATGTCCAAACGCGAAAAAACTTTTGCACATTTAACTTTGGCTCAACCATGCGGGTTTGCGGGTCGAATGTTCAAATGTTCAAATGTACAAAAGAAAAAAGAGAGAAGACAAAAAAAGGTCTGCCTATCCCCCCATCATGCATTTTTTTATTTTTTGGCGCTCTCTCTATAAATCGTTTGCACATTTGCACATTTGCACATTCAACCCATTTTCCCCTTGCAAATCAAACACTTATCGAATGTGCAAAAACTTTTTACCCGCAATCACTTTTTGTACATTGGAACATTTACAATCACCCTAATTCTTTTACATCTGCAATTACACATTTACACAAACAAGTCCTAGCGCGGCTCCCGAGAATGTTCAAATGTACCAATGTACAAACACTTAAAACCCCGTCTGCGTCAAATAATGTGAATGTGTCAATGTACAAAAATAGTTGTCAAATATATTGTGTTGTTGTCTAATCTATGGTATACTCTCCCCCTGGAGGTAGTCTG